TGGTGCTTGAGAGCGCAAGTGTCAGGCCGACCTTACAGAGATTGTAGGGCCAGCCTTACAACCTTTGTAAGGCTGACCTTACAGGGCATGCAACTCTGGCCTTGCAGGGCATGTAAGGCTGACCTTGCAGGGCATGTCAGGCTTGGCCCTACACCCGATCTTAATCTTCCGCCGGTTGACATTCAGGAATCCGTCGTCCACGTGCGCGGCGCGCGGTTCGTTGTTTAGTAGCGCCTCGGGTCTTGCGTTCCAGAGCAGATGTAAGGACTTTGTAAAGCGTGTGCTGAATCCTCCCAAGTGGCGCCGTGCGTGTGCAACGTTTCGGTGGCAGGCAAACAACCACCTACTCCGGAGGATCTCACACACTCAACACACTCAGGGCGATACAGGCGAAGCGACTGCCTCCCGAACCAAACGTCGCACACGGTCACACGCTGAAGGATGACCGCCTCGTTGAACCGCGACGAGTGCAAGCGTGAGCGCGCCTGAGTGACACAGGCGCCCCCGATGTGGATCCCAGGACGTCCGGAGGTTAGGACGTCGAGTTCACAGCACACACCCACACAGGAGGTCACAAGGACGACACCGCACGGTACGGCACGTTCACACTCACACACGGACGACAATGACCTAGGAGGTCAATCTGATGGCACGCTCAAGCAACGCAATCCAGAAGGCACTGAACGAGAAGCTCGCTCCGCTCACGACGCCTGCGAAGGCGCCGCGCAAGCGCGCAGCGAAGAAGGTCGTCGAGGTCGAGGTCGTCAGCGAGACGACGACCAAGGAGTGCCCGTTCCTGAGGGCGATCGGTGCGGACGAGTTCATGTTCCCGGCCGACACCGATCACTTCTACAAGGACAAGAGCACGAAGGACGGCCTGGCGGTGTGGTCGAAGCAGGGCGAGCGGATCTACAACAAGGGCTACAACGCCCGGAAGGCGCTCGTCACCGCCGAGGAGGCAGTCAAGGCGACCAAGGCAGGCAGCAAGGCACGGAAGGAAGCCAACGAGGCGCTCGCCGTTGCACAGGCGAAGGTCGATGAGGCCGCAGCGCTCGGCGCGTTCAAGTACGGCCGGGTGAAGCGCGTTCATGGGTCCGCACTTGGGACGCCGAACGCTCCCGCAGTCGTCACACGCTAGGCGACGCCAACGGGTGCGCTGGGTGCAGGTTGCTCAGCGCACACGTGGGCGCCACGAGGCGTTCAACCACACCGACGAAGGAGGCAGTCATGCTTGAAGGCACGCCGTGGGACCGCGACGAGTACGAGTACGCCATCCAGTCGCGGGTGATGATGGGTCACCCGCCCATCGGCCCGCTGACGCAGGCACAGCACGACGAGGAGGTAGGACTTGAGGCCTACTACGCCAGCATGGAGAACGAATGTGGCAACTCGATCTCAACTGGCGGGTTCGACCCGTATGGCACTCACTGCGATCTGCAGCACGGGCACACGGGTCCGCACGAGGGCAGTGACTACTTCGGAGAAGGTCGCATGACCTGGACGGGCGGGGGTTCCTGCGCCGGCGATCCGCTGCCGGTGCACATCATCGAGCACACGGAGGCATGACAATGCTGTACGAGCAGATTTCCAATGAGGGCGTGGCGTTCATCTTCAACCTTGCACAGGCAGGGACGATCACTGAGGACCAGGCACGCCTGCTCGCTGACGAGGCAGTCAACCTCCTCAACGAAGACCCGTATGGTGGGTCGTCCTACGAGTCGGCATGGGACGCCGACAAGAACGGAGCGACTCGGGTGTACCTCGTGAGCGCCTACCACCGGTCACGCCGCTACGGTGGGCCTGAGGAAGGTGGGTGGTGGTACGATCACCACGAACCGCTGACCGAGGCGTATGCGCAGTCGCACGAGCGGGCGTTCCTCATCGCCGGCCCGTTCACGGACGAGGACGACGCCCACGAGGTCGCTCGTGACCTCATGGCGTGCGAGCAGATCGGCATGCCTGGCACGACGGAGTCGGCAATCGTTTGGCGCGTTCAGGACCACGTGCCGTTTGAGGGCAACCGGGCGGTGTACTGCTGATGGAGCGCCTTGCTTACGCGCTGACACAACCGTGGGAGGTCGTCGCCCGTTCAGGGCGCGGCGTGCGCCACCTCATGCCTGAAGGTCGCCGGGACGTCACCTTGTGTGGCCGGCGAGTGCGCGAGGTATGCGACTACACCCCACTCATCTTCGACTGTAAGGCGTGCGCTGTTCAGGCACGTACTCACGACGCAAGGAGGCACGCCTGATGGACATCCACACCGAGGACGGCGTTGTTCTGCATGAGGGCGACGCGGCCTACGACTACTACAGCATGCTGCCTGGGCACATCGGGCGCATGGCGATGATGTGGGTCGTCACAGTCGACGCGATCTAAGGCGCGCTAAGCACACGCTAGGCGAGCGGGATGGACCGTAGGCGCCGTCCACTCCCGCCGCCTTAGCGTGCAGCACGTGAGGTTGCAGGCGCCCAGACATGACCAGGAGGTACGGCATGCGCAAGGTAATCGCAGTGCTCGTGGGGGGCCTTGTTTTGACCGCCCGCTCACGTGTGGCACCATGGATGGTCGTTGTCCTCATGGGGGCATCGGTAGCACACGCCGGGCACACGCCGGCGAGGCAGGACGCATCCATGACCCGGGCGCAGTTGACCGAGTACGTAGACAACCTCGTAGGGGGTCAGCGGCAGGACATGGAGCGCCTGGCAGTGCTAGAGCGTGCGTGTGCGCCGCGCTACACCGGTGGTGGTGTGACGCAGTGCGCCCAACCCGGGTTGGCTGAACAGCGCCTCAGCAAGGCGCTACGTGCCTGCATGACGTCGAGCGCCTACCTTGGCGTGACCGAGGAGGACACATGGGCGCTCAAGGCACAGTGCATGGACGACTGGCAGCAAGCACGGCCGTAGGCGTGGTGTTCAGCACACGGCGGATCGGCACCTCACGTCGGCCCTGCTCTGACTCCCTCCCCTTTGGTAAAAGAGGATTGGGGTTATGGAGCATGTATAGAGCGTGGGTTGTGAGTTAGAGAGATGATGGATGGGCAGCGTAATGGCATACGTTGTAGGTGGCATAGAGCACATAGGTGTGCCATTACCTGCCCATGGTTTATGGATATGTTTATGCGAACGCAGATGAGAAAGGGATGGAAAGAGGAAGGGAGAACCCCAGGGGAGTCTCCCCTGCAAGAAAAAAAAAGAGCGGGGGCAAGGTCTGGACCTCCGTGCTGGTCTACAGCAGATATGGTATTCAACTGTCCTTAAGGGGTGACTGTGGTGTAAAGTACACCCTACAGCGTGAGGACGGGGTCGTGTAGGATCAGGGAGACGCGTCAATCACTTTTCACCCCTCTAGAGGAGGCCCAAAGAAATGGCAGTTGTCCAGCTTCAGATCGCAAATCCGACACAGACGGATGTCACCGTCGGAACGAACGTCGCAAGAGCCCGCCGCATCACGGTGCTGGCCATCGACAACACCACGGCCGATCTCTACACGTTCCTGGCCCAGGGTTGCGCTGCGACGAGCACGACTGGCTCGACCTTCGAGCAGCGTGAGCAGGAAGGTTGGCTCCTCTCCCGCGAGCAGCTCGACCCGGCGTAGGTGCACTTGGGGGAGGTGGGCTAGGGTGTTGCCATCCGAATCCCCTCCCCCTCTCACTCCAACCGTTACTGCTGACCCGACCGTGAAGGAGTAGGGAGAGAGAGATTTTTGACGAGGAATCCATCGAGGTTCGCCTCGCACGTGTAGAGGAGCAGATTCAGGGCGCGAAGCGGGAACTGTCAGTTGCGTTTGAGGCGTCGGAGAAGGCAATCGACAAGGCTGAGATTGCAACGGAAAAGCGCTTTGAGTCAGTCAACGAGTTCAGGGCGCAACTCTCGGATCAGACGAACACCTTCTTGCCGCGTGAGGTCTATGACACCAACCACAGGCAGTTTAGTGACCGGGTCGCAGCAATCGAGGTAGTGATCGCAACGACAGCAGGCAGGGAGAAGGGAATAGGTCTATCAGCTTCAACGCTCATAGCTGGACTGACTGTTCTTGCCGCTGTCATTACGACGGTAGTGGTTGTAGCGAACTACATTACGAGGTCGGTTCCGGGTCACACTCCAACGACAGTCACAGTTACGACTTCAGTGCCTTAGGGAGGAAAGATGATCTACAACATTGAGGATCTGCTCCTGGAGAAGGACCTCATGAGCCAGGACGAGTGGGACAGGGCAGCGCAGATGTTTGCTGACGGCAAGACGCCTCAGAAGATCGCTTCGGAGGTTGGAGCAACCGTGGTCTCAGGCCCAGTGCGCCCCGAGGCAGCCACTATGGTGACGATTCCCATGGATGAGTACCACGATCTGCTCGACAAGAAACTTCAGCTGCAGTCGCTGACGCCTGACACGAGCGCGCCAGCAGCGCCTGCAGATCCTGTGCCCGTAGCAGACCCGACGCAACCTCAGGCTCCTGCGGACGCTACTGTTGCCGTATAACAACGTCATCTCACGTGATAAGGTTGCACCCCTACAGAAGGAGCAGACGATGCCGATTGCAACGCTCAAGGCAGGCATGAAGAAGGGCGGAAAGAAGAAGTAGATGGCGAAGACGGGTACACTTGCACTTACAGAGGCGGTCCTGCAGCAGTGCATTGACCTCGCTGGAAAGGGTGCAACGAATCAACTCCTTGCACGTGCAGCAGGTGTGCATCCTGATTCGTACCAGACATGGTTGAAGAAGGGTCGTGAGGAGCCACACCCCGAGGAGGGTGAGGAACCGAGTATCTTCTACAGGTTGTTCAACGAGGTAGAGGATGCTCGTGCCCGGCTCGGTGTCCAGATGACGGAAAAGGTCATCCAGGCAGCGAACTCGGGTCAACCGAACACCTGGCAAGCAGCAATGACATTCTTGGAGCGTCGTTACCCCGCAGACTGGGGCAAGCGCGACACGACGCGGATCGAAGGTGCGGACGGAGGCAACCTCCAGTTGCCAAATATCAACGTATTGGTGCTCAATGACTCAGATGCAAGAAGCGCCCACGAAGACCTACTTCGATCCCTCTCTGCTGCCGCTTCACCTAGCAGCGTCTCCCAGCGGACTCGCAATGCTGGACCACGGGAAATCGGACCCGGAGACGGGGAACTGGTCGACGTCGTGGATTCACGCTAAGCATACAGCGTACCTGAACTCGATTCTGCTGGACCTCGCCTCGCGTAAGATCCGCGATGCAGGGTACGTTGGAGTCATCATTGAGGAGCCACCTCGTGTCGGCAAGTCTGAGCTCACTTCACACTACTTCCCTGCCTACTACCTGGGCACATACCCAGATGACCCGATCATGCTTGCTAGTTATGAGGCTGACTTCGCCGCCTCATGGGGTCGCAAGGTACGTGACACTGTGGACAAGTGGGGCAAATCTCTGTATGGGATTGAAGTGTCCAACTCCTCCTCGGCAGCGAATCGTTGGGCGCTGAAGGAGCACAAGGGTGGGATGATGACTGCAGGCGTCGGCGGTTCCTTCACGGGACGCGGCGCGAAGTTGCTGCTAGTGGACGACCCGATCAAGAACGCGAAGGAAGCAGACTCAGAGACAATCCGCGACGCCCACTACTCGTGGTGGAAGACGACAGCGCGGACACGTCTTGAACCAGATGGCATCATCTGCCTGATTATGACGCGCTGGCATGAGGACGACCTTGCGGGGCGCCTCATCAAAGACATGGAGGATCCTGAAGCTGATCAGTTCCTCGTCGTGCGCTTGCCGATGGTCGCGGAAGAACCAGACGAGGAGTACCCCGACCCCGACCCGCTTGGCAGAGTGCCTGGTGAGTTGCTGTTCCCTGAAAAGTTCGGGTGGGATGAAGTAACGCCGATCATGTCTCGACAGGACAGGACTTGGTTTGCGCTCTATCAGCAGCGGCCGACGACGATCCAGAACATGATGATTGACCCGGCCTGGTTTGAGGTCATTGATCGTCACCAGGTTCCTCCGTTGAAGAAGACGGTACGCAGGTGGGATATGGCAGCGACAGAGGAAGGTGAGGGGTACGATCCTGACTACACAGTTGGTGCCAAGGTGGGATTGTCTGAGGACGGTTGTCTCTACATCCTGGACATCGCTAGATTCAGGAAGTCTCCAGGAGATGCTGAGCGTGCAATCAAGGGTGTTGCTGCAGCAGACAGCAAGCGGGTCAAGATCACCATGGAACAGGAGCCTGGATCCTCGGGCAAGACGGTCATCCACAACTTCAGGCGCCGAGTTCTCCCGGGTTATGCGTTTAGAGGTGAACGCTCGACGGGCGATAAGATCCTCCGTGCCGAGATTCTTGCTTCACGCGCACAGCAAGGGGACGTGAAGGTAGTCAAGGCGCCGTGGAATTCGGAGTTCTTCTCGGAAGTCCGTAAGTTCCGCAAGGGTGCAGCGCACGACGATCAAGTCGACGCTGTGTCTGGTGCGCTAGATGACCTCACGAAGAAGGGATCTGGGAAGGTGGTGACCTGGTGACCGACTTTATCACCAGCCAGAATCCGTTTTCTCCAGGTAATCTGCCCGTCAAGTGGAAGGATCTGGGCGATGGCACCTATGCTCACGGTGTAGCATCACTTCCGCTTCCCACGGGTGCAGCGGCAGAGCACATCACTGCAGCATCCTTCCACTCAGTTCAGTTGACTACGGGTGCAGCGTTCTACGACGCCCGCCAGATTCGCGCACTCACCTCAGCAGATATCGTCTCAGCAGTTCAGAGTGGCACATGGACGGTCGCACAAGGGACGCCGCCTTGGCAGGAGAACCTCACACAGGTTGGTGGGTCAGCGATCACGCTGAAGGCACTGCCTACAGGAGGATTGGGCCTTGCAGCTATTCCTGTGACGCACAATGCAATCCAGTTGCTCACGTACACCTATGGTGTGCGCGTGCTTGCAACAGGAACACTGACTGCGAGTACAGCGAAGGCGCTCTTCTCAATTGAGCATGCAGCGACTTCGACTAAGACAGTTAAGATTAGGCGGATCCTCGTGTCTGGGCGCCAGACAACTGCTCTTGCAGGATCTCTTGACATTCAGGTGACCCGTGGTACAGCAGCGTCAACTGCAGGAACAGCAATAACCGCAGGCTTGCGGAGCGCTGGGGACGCTGCAGCAGAGTGCGTTGTGAAAACGCTCCCAACGATCACAGCAGCGTCTATTCAGGATTATCTGCCCTTAACTGCAGCTCCGTCTGCAGTAGCACAGGCAGTTCCACAGACGACTATCTTTGACTGGCAGGAGGGCGGCGAGACAAAGGCCTGGACACTAAGAGCGGGTATACTTGAGACACTTGTCTTCAATGTTATCTCAGATGCTGCTCAGGCGTACAACCTTACTATCCACTTGACAGTAACGGAGGAATAATGGAAGGACCGCGGTTTGTAGTCAAGAGTGTGGAGATGTACGATGTTGTCGATATGCTCACTGCCCAGATCGTACTCAATACTCGTGACCAGCAGGCTGCGAACGATGCAGCGGTTGACCATGAGGAACTCAACCGCCCAAAGGAAGAAGGAGAGCAGTAATGGATTACAAGCATCTCACGGATGAGCAGAAGTCCCAGATCACCCTCTCGACCATCCAGAACATCGAGACGGATCACTTCGCCAACACGCTCGCAAAGGCTCGCGCAGAGGCAGTCGAGGACGTCGCTCAGATCAAGTACTTCACCAAGGTCCTGCTCGGCCTCGAGAAGCAGCACGCTGAGCTCACGAAGGTTGCTGACGCTGCAGCATGATCTTCAGGGTGTTCGATAACAACGGCAACCTTCTCCATGAGGCGGGTAACTTCGCCGCGCTTGAAGTTGAGGTTAAGGCAGAACTCGGTAGCAAGCCTTCACGGTTGCAGCCAATCAAGCGTCGTGCGCATACGCACGCCGAGAGTGCAATTGAAGCCGCAGGTGCGAAACTACGCGAAGCAACCCACCGGGTCTAGGAGGAACAGTGCCTGACGATCTGAATCTGCTCTGGGCCGTCTCTCAGTACCAGTCGACCCCGAGGCGGGTTCAGATGGCGAACGCCTGCAAGTACTACGACGGTGACCAGCGCATGAAGTTGGCAACGGAGAAGTTCAAGAACGTCTTCGGCCACATCTTCCGCGACTTCAACGACAACCTCTGTCCTGCTGTTGTCGATTCACTTGCTGAGCGTCTTTCAGTCAACGGGTGGCGCTCAAACCAGGCGACAATCGACATCCAGGATGTGCCAGGCACTGCACTTCCAGGTATCCCGGCAAGGCAGAGGGTGATCGTTAATGATCCAATGGGTCAGGCGGCGCAGAACACCTGGAACGAAAACGAGATGGATGCTCGTGCGAATGAGGTCCACACAGAAGCAGTTAAGGCTGGAAACTCGTATGTTCTTGTCTGGCCTGACAAGGACCTCGATGTCTGCTTCTATCCACAGACAGACGCTGAGATGGTCATCCAGTACGACGCGAACTCTGTAGGCGTGATCTCTCGTGCTGCAAAGATCTGGTGGTTGCCTGACTCCAAGATGTGGCGCCTCAACGTCTACCTGCCTGACAGGATCTACAAGTGGATCTCAGGCACTGCACAACCCAATGGGATCTCAGAGTCGGTGAACGATTGGGTGCCCTTCAACGACCCGCAGACGGGTCCAATGGTCGTGAACCCCTACGGCATCGTACCTGTCTTCCACTTCGCCAACAAGAAGGTCTACAAGCCAGGCATCTCAGAACTCAAGGACGTAATGCCGATTCAGGACGCTCTGAATAAGAGCATCATTGATATGCTTGTAGCGATGGAGTTCGCAGCGTACAGGCAGCGCTACATCATCGGCATTGAGGTTGAGACAGACGAGACAACAGGTGAACCTGTAGACAGCAATGTCAAGGGTTACGGTGCTGACAGGATGATGACTATTGGCGGTGACAAGAGTGAGATCGAGGTAGGCGAGTTTGGTGCTACTGACCTCACTCAGTTCCTGTCAGTGTCAGACAAGTTTCGTTCAGAGTGTGCTCGCGTGTCAGGCACTCCTCTGCATTACTTCTTCATCACCTCAGGTGACTTCCCATCAGGTGAAGCAATCAAGTCGGCAGAAGGAAGGTTCGTCGGCAAGATTGAGAAGCGGCAACTCGACTGGGGTCGCGTCTGGGGACGGGCAATGGCCTTTGCCCAGCAGGTTGAGGGTGTCCTTCCAGACGACTACCAGATCGCACCGCTGTGGACCGATCCTCAGCCACACAGTGAAGCTGAGATGGCAGACGTGGGTGTTAAGAAGCGTGCAATCGGCGTTTCTCGCTCACAGCTTCTGAAGGAGATGGGCTACGACGACGACACCATCGACAGGATGCTGCAAGAGTCGGATGCCTACGAGGCAGCAAAGGCAGCGTGGACAGCAGAGGGCAGGGGACCGAACCCCGCTGAATCTGCACCGCCTGCACCTGGTGGAGCATCGTCTACTGCTCGTGCGAACGCAACAGCAGCACGCTCAGGGCAGTAGTGCAGTACACAGTAGTACTTGTAGTACAACCTCTAACGTGCGTACACTAGCGCACATGAGGTCAATCTCAAAGGAGAGCAAGTGAGTAGAGATCTTACCCGCTTGATTCACTTCCAGGCCAACGAGGATGGTAGTGAGGATGGCGGAACCGGCGATGCAGCAGCCCAGGAGGCTGCACGTGTTGCTGCTGCCCAGGAGGCGGAACGGCAGGCCCAGGAGGCCGCCGCAGACAAGGATACTGTGCCGAAAAGCGAGCACTCAAAAGTGCAGCGCGAGGCCCAGAACCTGAGGCAGCGACTCAAAGCACTAGAGGATGCTGCTCTGTCCGACAGCGAGAAGATCGCCAAGGAACTCGATGAACTGAAGACGACAATGAGCACCAAGGATGCAGAGGTTCGTTCTCTGCGTGTCGAGGTTCTTGCTGCACGTGCAGGCATCGTAGATCCCGAAGCAGCAGCGAAGTTGCTCGACTGGGAGGCGCTCGGAGACGACGCTGACAATCCCAAGAAGCTCGAGGCAGCGCTGAAGCAACTCGTGAAGGACAAGCCGTACTTGGCTGGAACGGCCCCTGGTGGGTCTGACGGTGGCGCAGGAGACGGGTCAGGTGCCGAGATCCTGGACATGAATGCCGCGATCCGCAGAGCAGCGGGTCGAGGTTAATCGCACTGACGAGTCAGGAGCAGTAAATGGCTTATAACAACGTGATTAGCCGCAGTGACGTTGCTGCGCTAATCCCGGAACAAGTCGCTGACTCAGTCGTCCAGTCCGCGGTCACGGAAAGCGCGGCCCTGTCGCTCTTCCCCCGTGTGCCGATGAGTTCAGCGCAGACCCGCATGCCGGTTCTCGCTGCTCTCCCCATCGCCTATTTCGTGAACGGCGATACGGGCCTCAAGCAGACGACGGAGCAGCAGTGGGCAAACCGCTACCTGAACGTCGAGGAGATCGCCACAATCGTTCCGATCCCGGAGAACGTATTGGATGACACCTCCTACGACGTCTGGGGCGCGATCATGCCTCGCATCGCTGAAGCTGTTGGGCGTACGCTCGACGCAGCGATCTTCTTCGGCACCAACAAGCCCGGTTCGTGGCCTGCAGACATCGCCTCGGCGGTCGTCGCTGCAGGTAACTTCTACACCCGCGGCACGAACGCTGCTGCAGCAGGTGGTATTGCAGAGGACGTCAACCAGCTCATGGGGTTGGTCGAGTCGGACGGCTTCGCGGTCAACGGGTTCGTAACCCGGACAACCTACAAGGCACGTCTGCGCTCCGCACGTGACACGACCGGGCAGAGGTTGCTCGACGTGAACGGCGACGTCTCCACAATCGACGGCGGTCGTGTCGTCTACTCGATGCCGGGTCTCTGGCCGACGGGCACGGGTGCGGCAGAAGTGTTCGCCGGCGACTGGACGCAGGCGATGCTGGGTGTCCGGAAGGACATGACCTACAAGATCCTGGACCAGGCAGTTATCCAGGATAACACCGGTGCAATCATCTACAACCTGGCACAGCAGGACATGGTGGCAATGCGCGTTACGGCCCGCTTCGCGTACTCGATCGCTAACCCGATCAACTACGAGAACCTGGTCGACGCAACTCGCTTCCCGTTCGCTGCCCTCAGGTCGCCGTAAGCTAGATGGCGAATACCGGGCCTCCTTGGTACGCTTCTGACTCAGCAGAGGCAGCACGTGCGATGGTTGAGTTGCAACACAGACCTCGCCGTGCTGCCTTTCGTTCTCAGATGCAAGCGCTCCTTAGAGGCAACCCAGCACGTGCTCTGTCCGTTCGTCAATCGTTCATGCCGTTGAAACGGCACGGAGGTGATCTGAACCAGTGAGTGAAAAGGCCCTTGAGGGGCGCGACGCTGCAGGATCGGGACCACACGGAGGCGATCCCCCTGCCGCTCAGCCTTCCTCTCCAAAGCCCGACTCAGGTGTCCCGGGAACGCAGCATGCTGATGGCCCGGTGTACGCTGAGAAGGATCCGTCGCCCGGTCTGGACATCGGCCAGGCAGAGGTCCAGGAGAAGTTCGACAAGCTTGAAGAGGACGGTTTCCTCGGAACGCAGGTCGACCCGACTCCGAACGAGAACTACTCGATGGAGACGCCGCCCGACGCGCCGACTCCTGAGACCGACCCCGAGCTTGCAGCGAAAGCGCGTGCCGCTGTCGATGCAGATCGGACGCCCATGTCTGCGGGCTCTCCTACGCCGCAGGTCCCTGACGATGAGAGGAGCAAGTAATGGCCAGTGCTCCATCAATTCGTGAGTACCAGCAGGACAGCGAGGCAGTTGCAGCAGCTGCATCTGCTGTGAAGGAGATTGGTGAGGCCCTTGAGAAGGGCACTGTCACCAGTGTTGCCTTCATCCCGACCGCTGCTGTTGTTGGGGCAGCGTCTCCTGCGTCTCGCAACTGGGTGCTCGTCAACAAGACCCAGGCTGCACGTGTGATTGCTTCTCTGTCGCTGCTTGGCGGCGTCAACCCCGCCGCAGGTGCCGAGATCGCAATCACTCTGTCAGGCAACGCTGCAGTCAACCAGGGTGACATCCTGGAGTTCCAGTCGACTGCAGTTGGTGGTACGGGTCTTGCTGATCCAGGCGGGCTCGTTCGTGTCGTCGTGAACCGCGGGAACCTCACGGCGTAGTGCTCGTTACGCAGGCACAGGTCAGGGCACGGATCATTGTGTGGACAGATTCCACGCATGATCCTGTCCTGGCCGACCCTGCGGACATCGACATTCTCGCTGAGATGGCGCTCAAGGTGGACCTGTATGGGAACATTCCAGACAGGACTGCTGAGTGGGTGTCAAAGACCTACAGTGTAGGCGACCAGGTTGTTCCTGTTGGGTACGCTGGTGACGCCTTTATTCCTATCAAGCGTAACGGGTACTACTACACCTGTACGGTTGGTGGAGTGTCAGGCCTCATCCAGCCTACATTTCCAACAGTTGTAGGCGCCACTGTTGTTGACGGAGCAGTAACCTGGTCCTGCACTGGAACGTCGCCGTGGAATCCAACCTACGACGTGAACTACGCTATTGCTCAAGGATGGCTGCTGAAGTCAACGCGCCTCGTGGGCCACTACAACTACATGGCGAACGGCAAGATGCTCTCACGTGAGCAGATGTACGCGCACGCCATGAAGATGTATCGTCTCTTTACTGGCAAGTCAGGTGTCAAGGCTGTACGTCTTGGCAACCATGATCCTTTGTCGCTTGAACTCATGGGCGGCGGCACTCCTACAAACTCTGACTGATGCCACAATTGACTACAGAAGAACTCACAGGCCTCAGGTCAGAGATGGCACTGTGGTTTACGGACGTGGTCACGATCAATCGTCCTTCAAAGTCAGCTGACAACTACGGTGGACAGACGTCAGGTAGTGCTCTAGTTGCTGCAGGCGTTGCCTGTGACATCTCTACTACTGCGTCTGCATTGTTCCCCCAGGCAGTGATCGGTGCACAAGAGGAGATTCGCCAGATCTACATCATCGCCCTGCCTGCTGGCACTGACTGTAAGGTTGGAGACGAACTGACGATCACTTCCTGGACACCGAACCAAACGGTACACTGCCAGTCGGTGCTTACGCCTGAGTCAATAGAGTTGGAACTGCGCGTCGTATGTTCGCTGGAAGGAGAGCACCGTGCCTAGGACCTTGATTCTTGCATCGCCGCTTGAAGCAGGAGCTGACGTGAAGGCACTTCAGAACCTGCTGATTCATAAGGGGTACTACCATGGTGCCCCTGACGGACAGTACGGGCCACTTACTGCTCAGGCAGTGTTCCGTGCGAAGTATTGGCTTGGGTATCCGAAGCCCGACCACGTTGCAGGCGACACACTGCGCGACTACCTCGCAGGCCTCACACATCCCACCTTGCGTATGCGCGCATACTCGACGCTAAGGCGGCGGAAGTCCCGGCAGGTATCATCGGGCCTCAAGGTCCTTCGTGAGGCCTTGACGCACCTTGGAACGCGGGAATCTCCTCCAGGTTCCAACGATAACCCCTTCGGGCGCGAGTACGGAGTCAATTTTCAACCGTGGTGCGCTATCTTCCTGTCAATCTGCGCCAAGCACGTCGGCGTAAAGTTCTGGCAGTCATACGTGCCATCGGTCGTGCATCTTGCGCATCTTGGACAGCAAGGTCTGACACTTGTCCATTGGACAGACGTTCGACCTGGTGACCTCATCTGCTACGATTGGCCTGGTGAGTCAAAGGGAGTCGCTGACCATATCGGCATCCTGGAGAAGAAGACGTCACCAACTCAGTTCACGGCAATCGAGGGGAACACTGCTGTAGGTAACAACAGCAACGGTGGCGAAGTCATGCGCAGAACTGATCGCTACGTGAACGAGGTACAGGCCTTCGTCAGGCTACACTAATGCCCGAACAGGTCGAGGTAACCATTGTCGAGAACAAGATACCTCTCCTGGTTGCCCGTGTTGAGGCTGTTTCCCGTGCAGGTGTTAAGAGAACTGCAGACAAGATTGCACGTACAGCGCAACAGATCGTGCCGTATGACACAGGCAATCTTCACGACAGCATCACCTCAACTTCAGTCTCAATTGGACGTGAGGCTGAAGTTCATGTTGGAGCGTACTACGGAGGGTACGTTGAGTACGGCACACGGTTCATGGCGGCACAGCCGTTCCTTGGGCCTGCCGTTGACGAGCACACTCCTGACTTGCCGGAAGAGATCATGGTTGCGTTTGAGGCGCCGCTCTAGATGCCACCTGCGCTGATTAATGAGGAGATTCACGTTGCTGAGTGGTTGCACACTCAGCTTAACGCAATTACTTCTCTAAACACAATGGCTCCTGCAGGTGTCTGGATCGACCTCATCCCGATTGAGAGGACACTTCCAGGCATTCGCTACCAGTGCCAGCGTAGGCATGATGTCTCTGGGCAAGACCGTAACTCTCAGCGCATTATGGTTGAGCTTGATTGGTTGGTGGTCGGGACGGTTAGTGGAGGAGATATTATTCCTCTCGTGACAATCGCTGACGCCATTGACAACGCTCTGCAGAAGAAGAGCGGTGCTACCTCAGCTGTGACGATCCTCTCCTGCTTGCGGCAAGAGACGTTCTTCATGACTGAAGAAGGTCGGTCCGGGGTTGTGTTCCGTCACTCCGGTGGAATCTACCGTATACTTGCAACACCCCTGTAGGAGGAGGACTGATGCCAGAACGCGCAGTAGTTACCCAAGGAGTACAGATTGGCGTAGAGACAACGTCAGGCACTACTGTACCCGCGAACAAGCAGCTTCAGTCGCTGTCGATCTCTCCTGAGATCCACATCGACTCGACGCAGTTCCAGCCCGTCGGGCAGAAGGTCCCGTCCATTGTCGTGCCGAACAAGGAATGGTCCGAGATGGGCCTTACCGGGGTGCTCGACTACACCGAGATCATCTACCCGCTCAGTGGGATCCTCGGGACTGCGGTGTCAGTTGTCCAGCAGGCGGCAACGACTGCGTACCTCTGGACGTTCACACCTGCTGCAAGAACGTCTGACTCTTACAAGACGTTCACGATCGAGCAGGGTGACGCGAACAGGGCCCAGCGCCTTTCCTACGCGCTGCTGTCTGAGTTTGAGGTCACCCTCACCCGTGGTGGAGCAACAATCGGAGGCAAGGCCTTCGGGCAGGCGATCACAGATGGTGCAACGCTCACAGCGGGACCGACTGCACTCCTGCAGAAGCCTGTCATCCCGAACCAGATCGACGTCTACATGGACGCAACGTCAGCAGCTCTTGGAACGACCAAGCTGACTCGCGCCTTTGAGACGAAGATCGCCATCACCAACCGCAATGGTCCTCTCTGGGCGTTGAACTCTGCGAACGGTTCCTTCGCATCCAACGTCGAGATGGATCCTGTCTTCACCTTGACGCTGAAGGTCGAGGCAGATGCACAGGGGATGGCATTCCTCACGACCCTCCGCAACGGTACGACTCAGTTCGTCCGCGTCAAGTGCACCTCGCCTGATCTCGCCGGCACGGCGTTCCCGTTCTCCATCACCTTCGATATGGCGATGAAGGTCGCTACGCCGAGCACCTACGAAGACGAAGCAGGGGTGTACGCGATCACATGGACCTGCCCGCTCGTGAACGATACAACGTGGGGCAAGTTCTTCACCGCAGCAGTCATCAACCAGCAGACAGCACTTTAGAGAGGAGGAACAGATGGCAGCAAAGACAAAGCCAGAGGTAGCGTGCCCTAACTGCGGTTCGCCGCTGTACCAGGGTCATGAAGGCGTCAGCGGCGACAGCATCGCTGTTTGCCGCAACAATGACGATCCCCCTCTCGGGTGCCTCGCAGCATGGGACCTCAAGGAGATCTCAGCGGGATTCGTCGAGCCGTTTGGCCCATGGTCAGTCGAGGCAGCGCCCGTCGTGGGCCCGCCAGACGATGCTGTCGACCATGCAGCAGAGCAGGACACCACGCTCGTCAACGCAGATCAACTGAAGGAGCCCGCAGCAGACACGACCGCTACAGGTGGGGCGCCTGCACTTCCCGAGACCGTCCAGCCGTAATCGCCACGCGCACCTAAGGAGAGCACATGGCACTCAAGACAGGATCACTGAACAGCGTAAGGGAGGAAATGGATCTCCCTTACGCTGGTGATGTCCTCCACATCGTCTACAACCCGCAGGGGTACTCTGGCGCAGTGGAGAAGAAGGTCAACGAACTTAGGGACTCAGAGCAGTCAGCACACGCAGTCATCGAGCTGTTGCTGACCATGCTGATCGAGTGGGACCTCCAGAATGACGATGGGACGCCCTTCCCCGTCGAGGCAGAACCGATGGAACAGTTGCCGACGACGTTCCTCGCAGACGTCATGGGTGCAATCGCAGAGGAGATTCGCAAGGCAGCTGAAGCGGGAAACTCCTCGGGAGGTGGCTCGCTACAGACGGCGGCCTAGGCGAAGTACCTGATTGGTACAACGTTCTAAAGGCCGCTCAGTGGATGGGCGTGCCGCCTTGGGACCTCCTCGACAGATCAGCAGTGTGGATACACATTGCAATTGCTGCCATGAACGCTGAGGCACACGCTAGAGAACAAAAGGAGAAGCATCGGTAGTGCTGAACGTCGCAACACTAGTCGCCAGAGTCGTTGCCGAGACCTCGGGATTCAATCGAGGCATGGCAGAGACAGAGTCGCGGATGGTGCGTGCTGCTGGGACAATGAGGACCGCTGGTCGTGCGATGACCATGGGCCTCACCCTACCGATCATCGGCATTGCAGCTGAGTCAACGAAGTTTGCTATCTCGTTCCAGGCACAGATGGAACGGATCCACACGCAGGCAGGTGTGTCTCAGGCTGGAGTGAACGAGCTGTCTAAGTCAGTGATGGCACTGGCACCTGCAACTGCCTTTGGGCCGGCAGAACTCGCAAGGGGTATGTACCACGTTGCATCTGTTATGACAGCGACAGGTGGAACGACAGCACAGATGATGAACGTGCTGAAGGTTGCTGCTCAAGGCGCAGCACTTGGTGGTGCAAACCTTGAAGACACGACTAGCGCTCTTGCTGGTACGATGAGGGTGTTCCATACCCCGGCGTCTGGTGCAGTGAAGATCATGGGCCAGCTAAACGCAATCGTAGGCGCTGGTAACATGAGGATGCAGGATCTGAACAACGCTATCTCAACAGGTCTCCTCCCTACCGCCTCAGGACTTGGCATCGGGTTGAATGCTGTTGGTGCTGCTCTTGCGACAATGACAGACGAGTCAGTGCCAGCACAGGTTGCTGCTACGCGCATGAGAACACTGCTGCTCCTGATGACTGGAGAGACGAAGAAGAACGTCACTACTCTTGCACAGATGGGAATCAATGCAGGTGAACTAGCAAAGAAGATGCGTGAGCCTGGCGGGATGATCCCAGCACTACAGGACCTGCATGATCACCTGCAGAAGTTCAGCAAGAGTGACCAGGTGAAGATGCTTGCTGAAGCGTTCGGTGGTTCACGCTCAGCAGGTACGATCATCCAGTTGCTGAACAACCTTGAGATGGTGAGAGCGAAGTTCAAGCAGATTAACGACACAGCAGCCAACTTCCCTAAGGACGTGATCGCCCAGCAGGCAACAGAGCAGTTCAAGTTGAAGAACGCTTGGGCAGCAATCCAGACAGTGATGACCCAGATCGGTGGAATCATTGCCCCGGTCGTGTCGAGCATCGCTGTCAGCATCAGCAAACTCGTTAGTGGGTTCCAGTCACTGTCACCCCACTTCCAGAAGATCATTGTGTTCGGCGCGCTGATCGTTGCTGCGCTGGGACCTGTCATCTGGATTCTGGGCACGCTTGCAACTGCCTTCGCTGCAATCTCTGCTCCCGTCCTGATCGCAGTCGCAGCAATCGCTGCTCTTGCATATGGGTTGAAGTATCTGTACGACCACGTCCAGGGCGTGCATGATGCCATTAAGGGATTCACTGACGCAATTGGGTTGACAACACCTGAGATTAACAGAGGCACAGTTGGGTTCGGACATATGTCTGGTGAACTGACAAGGATGCATCAGATCCTTAACGCTGGGCACTCAATCTGGGCAGCAGTCGGGCCGTCAGTGAAGAACGCAATGGACGTAGTGCATAACGCAGCTGACACTGTTGGTAAGTTCGTCCTCCAGCAATGGCAGGCAATGGTGTCAGGCGTCCAGGCGCACTCAAAAGAGATCATGGCGTTTGTCCACGCTGCTTGGAATGACATTGTAGGGGTCACGAAGGCAGTGTGGCCAGTAATCAAGCAAGTCATCGAGATCGCCTGGTCAGCAATTAAGATCGTTGTCCAGACAGCAATGAAGGTGATTGGCAACGTCATCCTCACCGTCATGGACCTGATCTCAGGTAACTGGAGCGGCGCGTGGAAGGCGATCAAGAACGCTACCTCAGCGCTCCTGTCAGGCATTGTCTCCTTGATTGGCCTTGAGTTGAGCAAAGCAGTGCCCCTTGCGCTGTCTGTTGCTTACAAGATCGGCAAAGCAATTGCAGAGGGAATCTTCAAGGTCGTTGTCTTCCTTGCTGAACTCCCGACACGCCTCATGGCAAAGGTTGGGCAGGCAGTACTGTCCGTTGCTGGGTGGGTACTAGGTGAGGCAGCAAAGATTGGTTCTAACATTGTTAGTGGAATCATGTCTGGCATCACTGGACTACCTGGGCAACTTGCTGGTTCTTTGCACAGCATGATCTCTTCTGCTATCCATACTGCTGGTGGGTGGTTGCATGGGTCAGGCGAGTTCATGGCAACGAAGCACCTTGTAGGTAAGCCTCTTGCTGAAGGAGTGATCGAGGGGTTCCTCTTTGGTATTCAGGTACTCCCCTCAAAGATCGCTAACTCGATCCGTGTTGCTCTTGAGAATGCAAAGAAGGCAATCCAGGCATCCCAGTCAACTCTAGGTAACGCATGGACACGCCTTGCTGACTACGCCATGCGAGCGTTCGACGGAGCGACAACAGCACAACTTGACAAGATGGCGACGAAGTTCAACGCCAGAGTCAAGAAGATGATTACGGATCCTCTTGCTGCTGCACAGCTGAAGATGTCCCAGGGGCACGAGGACCGCCTTGAACTGATCGGATCTGCACAGAAGGTGCTGACGCCGACAGAGCAGAAGATTGCAGACATGCAGTCAGGCCACGACGAGGCAGCAAGGCAGCAGGCGATCAAGGACGCCCAGGACCAGCTCAATGCTGACAAGGCCTCTGGTGCAGATGCAAAGACAATCCTTGCTGACCAGAAGTCACTCGACCAGGCTGTCTACGACGAGACAATCGCTTCAATGCAGAAGGTTGCTACAGCAGAGCGCATCGCTGCAGATGCTGCCGCTAAGACAGCAACAGAAAACGAGAACACCCAGTACGCTAAGGACCAGGCAGCAGCACAAGCAAAGTATGACCTCATGCTCGCTGCAATGACAAAGGTCTACAACAGGCAGGTCCTCAACTACCAGTCAGAGCGAGACCTGCAGAAGCAGCATCTGCAAGACATGCTCTCTGCAATGGGCACGTCGTTGTCACGGCATCCTGAGATGTGGAGGAAGTACCACGCTGAGATCATGAAGATCTTTCACGTCGAGTTCGGGCCTGGGTACAAGACGGCGGGCACTAACCTCGGTGTAGGGTTCTCAGAAGGCATCCGCGAATCCTTCGGCACAGTAGAGAAGACACTGCATGAGTTCGCTGCACTCGTAGCGAAGTACCTCAAGTTGAAGTCACCCGCCGAGCGTGGTCCTCTCTCTACTCTAAATACCTGGTGGGACGCCTTCACACCTACCCTACTGTCTGGCCTCGACACTGCTGGCATCTCCGCTGTTACAAACGGCATCAGGCCTGCAAGCGTCGTGGGAGGGTCAGGAGGTAGCGGTGGAGGGGGAATGGACATGGATGCGCTTGTCCAGGCGCTGCAAACTGCACGACCCTTGATCGGTGAGTATCACCAGCACGACCAGACGGATGCAGCGTCAGTCGCTACGACCTTGTCACGGAAGTGGATTCGCAGATGATTGACTCAGTGTACATTGACGCACTGCAGATCCACAACACGGGTACCTACTTTCTCACGCAGGTTACAGGTCTTGAGGGATCACCAGGTCCTCGTCAAAACAGAACTGACAAGGCACAGAGGCATGGGCAGAACGACTACACCAAGTTCTACACTGGGCGCCCAATCGGCCTGCACGGTGTAGCAATTGGTGCTAACGTTCTTGCTGCCTACGCTGCACTTGACAAGTTGAAGGGAGCGTTTGCGCTCGGATCAACTCATCTGTTCAAGTTCTTGCGCACTGGGTTCACTGAGTCAGAACAGTGTCTAGTAAAGGTTGACTCGACACTTGACGTGTCTCTGGACATCCCGAGGGCAGTGATCGAGTGGGGCGTCACGCTTGTTGCAGCTGATCCTCGCATCTACACCACCACTGTGCGCTCTGGGTCATACGACCCGTCGCTTGCGGGCTCAGGCGGCGGCGGTATGGTCATGCCCATGACGGTAGTGGGAGGCCTCGTCTTCAGCACATCGACTACTACGCACCTGGTGTCCGCCAACAACGGGAACTTCCCTGCGCCTGTAACATTCACGATCATTGGGCCTGTCAACAATCCAGTCATCGACAATGACTCACTAGCACCAGGTAACTCAATCTACATTATCTACAACCTTGGTACAAGCGACATAGTAACTGTGAACACCCTGGACAGGAGCGTCCTTCTAAACGGATACTCTCGTCCAGACCTACTTGACGTACAGAACACGACCTGGTTCGACCTCGCGCCAGGTCAGAACAACCTTCGCCTGCGTGGTAACGCAATGGTAACAGCGAAGACACTTCTAACCGCAACCTACCAGGACGCGAGGATCTAGGAGGCACAATGGCTGAACAGACGCCACTCTACATGGACATTAACAATGTCTATTCTGGTGATGAGGTGGGCCTCCCGAACAGGGACATGCTATCCCAGGGAACAGTTCTTTCGACAGATCTAGCTGTTACTGCAGGTACAGGTAACACACTGAATATCTCTGCAGGCGCTGGATGGGTTGTTGGTGATACAGACGTTAACCACCAACCGAACTACAGGATCTACAATGACGCGATAGTCAACCTTGGTGTCAACCCTGACCCAACGAACCCTCGCTACGTGCGAGTGGTCGCGCAGATCACTGACGCGACATTCTCTGGCGTGACACGCAACTGGCAGTTGGTTGTGATTCACGGAACTCCTGCTGGCTCACCTACAATTCCTGCTGAGCCTGCTTCAGCAATGACGCTTGCAACTGTACTTGTTCCTGCTGCTGCTGCGTCTTCTGCCGCGTACACAATTACTGACTTGCGTGGGCGCGCAAGAATCGGTGGCACCATAGGCGCACAGATTACATCTACTTTTGCTAGTGGGCCTCCTGCAAATCCAAACCAGGATGACATATGGATTGCAACTCAGGTATCTGGCAGTGTTACACACTGGGTGTTCCAGTACGACGCTCTTGCAATCACAGACGCCTACAAGTGGGTCTTTATTGGTGGAGCGCCCTATGAGATTGAGTCTACTGTTGCAGACGCTGGCACAGCGAACGCGTGGGTGCAGGATTCCCGTACTACCTATACGACAGTACGCTCAGGTGAATATATCTTCCGTCACATCGGCTACTATATAAACCCTGCTGCAGTCGCGACAGGAACAAATGTTGGTATCTGGTCTGGGTCGCCTCCGCAGATACCTTGGGGAGAGTCTTCCTACCCCGCAGTAGCTAACTACTCAGCAACGATGGCTGTTGAGAAGCGAGCAATTGTGAGTTTAAGTGTTGTTATGTCTGCTTATTGGTTTTCTGCTGCAGCACAGGCTGTTCAACTCCAGCATAGGACAATGACAATAATTCCTACGAGGATTTCCTAGATTTGATTGGAGCCTCGTCCTCACTGATCTCGTCAGCACACAAGTAGGCACCTAAACTTGTCTGTACTGACCCCCCTCTCCCTTACTGTATCAGGTAACGAGATCACGGATGCACTCCGTGCTTTGGGTGTGCAAGGTGATGGTCGTTCAGCTGATTCGTCGTTTGGGGTGTGGGAGGCGTCGACGAACCTGTGTACGAACGGGGGCTTCGAGACGAACCTCAACGGCTGGTCTGCCTTCGCAACGGCCTCGATCTCGCGGATCTTGACCGACCACGTATTCGGCTCGGCGTGTATGCGCGTTGACCTCACCACGGTCGGAGCTGGCGCTCAGTTCGTCGGGCCGACCGGACTGGGTCTTGCAGCGGGGACGCCGGTTACCGCCCAAGTGCGCTTCAAGGGGACGGCGGGGCAGACCTATGAAGTCCAGTCGCTCGGCACCTGCACAGACGCCACGTCTTTTGGCGGCATCACCTCGTTCGTTGCGCGCGGCGGCTGGGAGCCGCTTCCGAGGACGAGCTCGACGGCGGTGCCCGTCGGGAAGATCGGAGACCGCGTACAGATTCTCATCTTCAAGCGGGCCGGTGCCGGAGTGAATACCGCAGGGGCCGACACGTTCTACATCGACGGCGCGCAGTCGGAGCCGAAGGGTTTCGCGACGCCGTACATCCACACCGACGGGGCAACCGCCACAAGGGCCGCCGGCAGGGTGCAGGCTCCGGCGTCTCTGCTGAACGCGACGCAGGGATGGGTGGCGACCCGGCTGCGTGTCGGGATCACCCCGGTCGCGGGAACCAACACGCTGCGCCTCGGGAACTGGGCCGCAGACGCCTCAAACTACCTCGACTTCCACTGGTACAACGGCGGCTGGCGAATCGACCGCTGCGCTCTCGGAGTCTCCGGAGGGACAGCAAGCAAGACCACGGCGCACACGGCCGGAGATCTCGTGACGGTTATCGCCGCATGGGACGCGACTCATGTCTACATCTCCGTGAACGGGTCGGCGTTCGTCGTGGCCGGAAACACCACGATTCCGGCCGGGATGCCCGCGCTCTTCGATATCGGATCAGCGCCCACGACGTTCGGCAGCTTCCTCGACGGAGACGTTCTCTGGTTCGCATGCGGCACTGGTATTCTAAATGACGACCATGCTCTGCAAATATCTCAAATATCTAATAGTGGTGATTCTGCTGCATGGAAACTTTACTCTGAGGTTCATCCTGTTACTCAAGTTGCAGCAGTAGCACCATTTGATACAGCAACTTACTACACAGTTGGACCTGATGCAGTAAGTACTCCTGTAGTACTACTTCCTGGGCCTGCAGCAAAGCCTGAACCTCAGGGTATCCAATGGTCTCTAGTACTAACAGACCTAGTTGGTAAATCTCGGGCCTTCCCTCAGGCATGGGAATCAATCGAGGTTACTCGTCGTGTTGGCGACTCCTGTGAAGGCCACATCCAACTTGACATCTACGACCCAACTGGCACTGAGGTACTGATTGGGCAGCGTGGTGTCAAGTTCTATCGCGGCAACACGCTCAAGTTGTTCGGCACTATTTGGGAACCCCTCTCTCTCTCCAACAAAGGCGGGATCCAGATTGTCGTCAAGGACGCCTACGAGAACATGAAGTGGCGGCGCGTCCGTGAGCAGAAGGTCTACACAGCGCAGGATGCTGCAGCGATCGCTCTTGACCGCTTGTCAATCCAGAACGCGATCATGACCACCCGCCTGCGTGCTGGGTCCTCACCAGCATCTATTAACAGGACGATGACTGTCAACCCAGGACAGATGGAAGCAGACATCATTGGTAACAATGGGCTCGCTGCAATATTCAAGGGGTACTTCTTCCTTGTCAATCCCGTTGACGCTGTAGACAATGTATTCTCCCAGATCGACTTCTCCTACCCTAACGCTGGTTCAACCCGTGAGGAGGTGCGGTTTGAGTTCGGAGAGAAGACACGTGACAATCTCTCTGACTACTATGTTGAGTATACGTTGCCAAAGAATCGAGTAACCGCTGCAGGTACTGCACCAGCGGGAGGACGCATCGTATCACCATACGAGGACGCTGCATCTGAAACAACGTATGGCCTCTATGAGGACGAGGTTGCCTACAACAACGTGACAGATACAACTCTGCTTGCACAGTGGGCACAGGCAGACGTTCGCCCAGCGCCACCAGTGACGTACAAACTCACTCCGAACAATAACTCGCCACTACTGTTCCAGGACTTTGACGCAGGGGACTTCGTTCGGCTCATTATCAAGGATGGGCCACTGAACGTGTACTCATGGGTTAGGGTCGTGGAGGCAACAGCAAAGGTTGACAAGAACGGTACTGAGACGCTGAGCGCGATTACAGTTGAGACACTTGTCGGTGACAAACCTGTTCCTACTCCTGAGGACGCCTTCAGGTCTTATCTTGACGACATACGTCTCAGGCTTGAACTGCTACAGCTACAAACCCAAAGCATTCCAATCTCCTCTGGAGCTACTGCTGCTGCACCTGCTCCTCCTACAACTGGCGCTGGATCAGCACCTGCTGCTGACCCAACCTACACTCCTCCTGCTGCTGTCGTGCCTCCTGCAACTGCACCGACTACAGCACCTGCACCTCCTGCGCCTGATACTCCTCCGACTATCAGCGGTGTCAGTGCTGGTGGTACTGGTACACAGACAGGTACTGTCTCGTTCGATATGACTGCTGGCACACAGACAACTGGAGTAACAGTCAAGGTCGAGGCAGGTTCCTTCGAGTCAGGTGTTATCCGCCAAGCGGTAGACGCAGGCAACGTATCTGCTGGTGGCGGGCAGCACTTCGACATTGGAATCACTGGACTTAGCCGCAGTACAACCTACTACGCAACAATCTACCTGAACTCCCCTGCAGGTACTGTCTCTGCTCAGGTAACCTTTACAACTCCGAACATCGACGCCTTCTAAGATCAAACAAGGAGAGTAGAGGAGGTGAATATGTTCTCAGGAGCTCGTCCAGACATCACGCCCGCTCAGGTACTCGCCCTCCTCACGTTCGCGTTGACGGAGTTGGTGGGCCTGGGCCTCGTGACCAACCACACGGAGAAGCTCATCCTCGGCATCGCAGGTATCGTCATTCCTGCAGCGCTTAAGCTCGCGGATTCACATCTCCGTGGCAAGCGTGCTATCGCACAGGCGATCCAGGTCGCCGGCACGACCGCCAACGCGGTTGCAGCAAAGACTCTAGCGTAACCCGCTAGAACAATCGTGGGACCCGGGCGTTGCGCTCTCCTTAACCCGGGTCCCACGCCTTTTCACGTTAACTCAGTTCCAGGTGCCTTCGTGTGAAGGCGCGTGAGTCGACGCGAGTACCGAGGAGGCACGAACGTAGGCGCTCCCGTATCCGCTGACACAGCGAGGCGCGTGTGCAGTCGTGTGGGATGCTGCGGAAACTGCCTCAACCATGAGTTCGCTTGAACGCCTTGATCTGCCTACGGGCCTCACTCAGCGTGATCTTCCCAGAACACAGTGCGGTGTGCAGTTTATTCTCTAGAGGGTCAGACACGCTTGACTGTGCCCGAGGTTCAGGCCACAAGTTATGTGGGTCCTTTGGTGCCCCTCCAAGTTCAAGTGGTACAAAATGATCCTCTTCATAGTGGGACAGTACCTGGTCGCTGTACTTAAAGGCAATCACCTGTTTACTCTTCAACTTGTTCGTGTAGGCAACTGGTGGCCTTACTGTGCTTGTGTACCCGCTAACGCACACAGTTGTTTTTAGATTCTGCTGAGTAACAGCAGACGTCTGCACACCCCAGTGTGCGGGTGGCAGGATTACACTTGCAGATACAACTGCAGTGGCAAAGATAGTTCTAAACAAGAACCTCATCCTCCTCGTCAATGATTAGTGGGCGGTACTCATCTGCATTATGTTTCGCATCGCCCCAATTGGGCCCAACGTTCACGTCAGCCACAAAGGGAAGATTGTACTCTAACCGCTGACCTTCCTTGAACGGTGACTTAGGTGACTGAGGAAGCGTGACCCAGCCTTGTGGCAACTCGTTCTCCATTGTGTCCTGCACAATCGCAGCAGCCTCCTCAATGTAGTCATCTCTGACCTCAAGGTCAACTGAGTCATGCACAGTGAAGAGAAGGCGTGCCCGGTCGGGATCAAGGCGCTCCTGCAGCAAGACAATTGCGTGGATCATGATCTGCCCAGCGAACCCCTGGATCGGTGTGTTCACTGCCTGGCGCTCAATGTGCCCACGTCCTGACTCAAAGATGCAGTCGAACCTACGGCGGAACCCAAGCGGGTTCTCAACGTACTGCTTCTTCAGTGAGTCCTTCTTCACCAACTCCATCCAGTCGAACAGCACCTTGTATCCGACCTTAAACTTGTTGAAGTAATCTTCGATCTCCTTTACGCTCCACGAGCGGCCTGACTGCTCCTTCAGATTGTCCATCTCAGGACCGGTCGCGATTGAGCGTCCACCACGTCCGTAGATGACACCGAAGTTCATGCACTTGGCAAGATAGCGCTCGTACTTGGTAACCTCCTCCTTTGGCTTGTTCCATAGCATCAGCGCGACTTCTTGGTGAATGTCACCGCCCTCTCGATAAACATCCAATAGAACAGGATCCTGAGAAAAGAGAGCCGCGACCCGTAGTTCAAGTTGCGAGAAGTCTGCTTCCATGAACGTCCAGCCTTCCTCCGCAATGAACGCCCTGCGAATGTCGTAACCAACGTGCGAAGCATCAGGGATGTTCTGCAGATTCGGATTGCTACAAGAAGTGCGACCTGTTGCAGTACCATGAAGATTGAGGTCACCACGAACACGCCCGTCACTGTCAGTACGCTGGAGGATACCGTTAACGTAGGTTCCTAGAATCTTTGAGCGTACTCTATACTGTAAGATCTTTTCGATGAGATGTGCAACGTGGGGCTTTTCTTTAGCAACGTCTTTTGCTAGATACTTTAAAACATCTTTAGATGTGCTATCACCTGTCTGTTTGTAGGCATAGCGACCTGTGTTCTTAGGTGCAGCAAGGTCAAGTCCTGTTTCAGAGTAAAGTGCTTTCTTGACCTGGTGAGATGAGTTCGGGTTGAACTCGCCGTCCTTGAACTGGTCGAGGCCCATGAGGTCGTCAACCATTGCGCCAAGCCGTTCAAGGTCAGCAGCGAGTTGAATGGTTAGCTCAGACCGTACTCCCTCAAGGTACGGGATGTCAATCTTCGCGCCGTTCATCTCAATGTGAGCGAACGCTATGCTCGCTGGCACGTAGTAATCCTCGATCAGCGACCAGAGGCGGTTAGGCACGCGATTCCTCCTCTTGCTTTTTGCGCAGATCCTCAAACAACCGCGCTGTGTAGTAAGCGTCAAGACCTTGGTAGACGTACAGCTCCTCTAGCATCTCCTTCTTCCTCTCCTTGGTCGCAGCGGGCAGGAGTGACTTAGGGAGGGGGATATACGGGTACACTTCCTTCGGATCAATGTCGCGTCCTACCTTGAGTCCGCGCCAACGAGGTTCTTCTCCGTACGTTTCTTCATACCCCTTACGCCACAGCGTGCGTGACTTCTCTGGGTACTTCTCACAGTGTTCCTTGAGGTACGCCTTCACGTCAGCGGGGTCGGGGTCCTCACGGAAGAACTCCTCCAACCACTCGCCCATAGGCAACCCGTAGTCAGGTGCGTCATAGTAGAGACGTGCGAGGAGTTTCAGCGAGTGTGACCTGTAGCGATTGAACGGGCGCTCATCTAGTGAGTAGTTAAGCAGCATCGTGTCCATTGGCTTCTTGAAGGTGAACTTGCCGTATAGGCGCATGAGGTGCTGCACATCGAACTTCAGATTGTGGTAGACTGAGTACCCCTTGTAGGTCTTGAAGAAGGTGAGAAGCTCCTCTCCGATGTACTTTTGAGGTACGACAATAGCATACCCCTCATTGACTCCAGTAAGTGCGCCCAAGCCGACAGAGAGGGGGTAGGCATGAATGCCGAATCCAGACGTCTCAATGTCCATGCCGAGAAACGAAGCATCATGCAAATCCCTAAGATCGCGTAGGTCTGCCTTCTTTTCAACAAGGTTGATCTCCACATCTGGTTGTGGGATAGGAGCGCTGTGCGTCAGCAACTTGTCTATGTCAGACACAACGTCTCTGAAGAAGTCAGCGTCCTTGACAACAGTACTAGGTGAGTATGTGGCAACTGTGTACCACTCCATTAGTGGTTCCTGGATCACCATGCCTCGCCCCCTTGCCTTCGTGACAGATACCGTCTTGTCGAGGCGGTGAGTGGTCGCGGTAGCAATAGGTCCACAGCATAGAATCTTCTCGTGCTTGTATGCAGCTTCAAGGATCCTATCACTCTCCTGCAACCAGCGCTCAGGCTTGATCTTCTTCAATTCCTTGTCTGCCATCTTCGGCACGACGTTGACGATCTCGTACTCTGTCTTGTAAGCACGGAAGATCGAGTCGATGATCTGCAGGTGCATCCCTGAAAGGATCGGCGTGTCATGGACGACGAGTACGCTCACTTGAGTAGCCCCTTCGCCCGGCAGATCGTCTGCTTGCCGTTCTTCAAGATCACGTACTGCTCTGACCATGCCGGGAACTCACACACCGTCCAGGTCTTGCCACCGATCTTGAACTTATCTCCGATCTTCACAGTTTACCCGCTGCTGCCTGAGCGAACACCCTACAGTTGTGCCCAGCGATCTTCAACTGTTTCTTGTCTAGCACTGCCTTGTGGAAGTCAGTGCGGTGGCGCTTGGGGTAAGGAGGGGGTTCTTCACTCGGCCACAACTTCATCCCGTGCATTGCATACTGAAACGGCTTGCACGAGTCAGTTGACCTGATCCAGGAATGCTTCTTGGCAATTTCTCCGTACACCCACAGGTTACGTGACCACCCGAGAAGGTGGCAATGCATCCGGATCTCCTTGTCCGCCCACAGGTTCTCTCTGAGATCCTTGACGATGTCTAGGATCTCAAGTAGACCTCCATCGAGGTCCTGGTAGTCCTTAGAGACACCAATCACAATATCCCGGCGTGAATTCTTACGCTGGGCAATGTAGAGGTGCAGGTCGATGAGTTCCTGGATGCATAGCCAGTACTCTTCCTTGTCCTTTCCCTGAGGCACGTACATGAGGCATGGATTGAGTTCGTGCATATCCTCTGCACTGTCACCTTCGTACCATTCCTCAAGTGCCTGCATTGCTCTCTCAACTGTTGCAGGTCCATCGTCAAGTACGTCCGGAACGACGATCTCCTGTGCGCGTACCCGCATGGCCTGCCTGAGCAACTTTGCAGCGTTGATCCCTTCCTTGTACTCGTGAGCAGAGTTATCAAGGATCAGGTAGGCACCATGCAGACGCTGCTTCTGATAGTGCTCACGATACACCTTGTTGCTCATCAGATGAGCAAGCAGAAGATGCAGATCACCTTGTCCGAACTCCTCAAGGTGTGCGTTGGGTACGATCAGTGCAGCCTTCATGCTGGTCCTGATCCTGTCTTCGGAAGTCCACTCCACTGGGGCATGTCTGAGTACTCACCATACAACCCAGTAACATCCTGGTGCACTAGGAACATCAGACAGCAAGCGGCGTGAGCAAGGTGATGGTACCCCCACTCTGGATCGTTGACCTCGCCTCGCATATACGCGAAGACGTGGCGGAGGGTCGCGCCGACGAGGCGTGTTGACCTAATCCCTTTCGCCCAGTTGTTGTCGTCGTACTTAATCGCGCCAGATGTGAGGACCTTGCTGACTTCCTCAAGGAACCAGGGAGACAGAAGTTCGACACGGATTTTATCGCCATCGAACTTAGTTCCCTCAGGAAGCAGGGGCATCGGGCACCTCGTCCACGTGGTCGCGCATAGCGATCATGTCTTCGATCATCTTCTCTAGCATCTCATGGCGAACGGCGTAGTGGTACACTGTCCGGTCTGCAGGGTCAATGATCGAGAACTTGTAGACAGCGATGTCTCCTTCAGGTGTCCCCTGAATGACCATGCGGGTGAACTCGTGGTAGCATTGCCGCAGTGTCTTCTCAGTCGCAGTGAAGGGGATGTTCGTCCGAGGGTCGGGCAGCACAGGTTGTTCCTCACCCTTAGCGAGGATCACTGCCTGCCGTTCAAGTTCCTGGCGCTCCTTCAACTTCTTCTGGAACTCTGTGTCACGACCTGCCATGAGACATTTCCCTCCAATTCTTGTACGGTAGCGGGTCAACGAGGTCTGCCTCACTGAACGCATCCAAACGTGCCTGGCAGGTCGAGCAAGTGCCACACGCGGGACGTTCACCACGGTAACAGGAGTGGGTCAGTTCGTAAGGAGCACCTAGGTCTTTGCCCCTCCTGATGATCTCTGCTTTCGTTCTGTGCTGGTACAGTGCATGAAGGCGTACCCGACCGTAGGTGCCCACGTAGATTGCTGCTGCCATCGCTCCAAGGAACTCAGGGGTGCAGTCGGCGTAGGCAAACCCAGCACCATCCTCAGCGTGCATGCCAGCGTAGATGAGTGCGTCTTCCCAGATATTCTCACCAGGATATGGATCAGGACCAGTTGACCTGCCCTGAATGTTCACGTCCTCATCTCTAAGAACAGAATCAGCATACGCTGCTGCCTGACTAAGAAGGTTGCCATTCCTGAATGGAACGTAGGTAGGAGACATGACGCCAGAAGCGAGGTCGTCGTAGCGCATATCTGCAACTTCCTCGTCTGAGGTCAACGACCCACCAACGAACATCTTTGCCGGCAAGTTGTAGATTGCGTGGTTGACGTTGTAGTAGAAGCGGGCTATTTCTCTAGCGCACTCGATCTCGACGCTGTGCTTCTGCCCGTAGTTAAACGAGACAGCATGGACGTTCTCAGGTCCGTGACTCTTAATCGCCTCAGCAAGCGCAGTCGTGCTGTCGAGGCCACCGCTGAAGACGACTACTGCAAGTGTGCTCATCTGTGCACCCTTCCTAGCAGGGATAGAAACTCATTTCTAGTGTTCAGGTCTGTATAGAAGTCACCCTTGAAAACAGTTGTTGTTGTTGAAGACCCGTGTGCCCTGACTCCTCTGATGTTCATACAGGAGTGAATACCCTCAACAAGAACAGCAACATTTTCTGTCTGCAGCGTGTCACAGAGAGTATTTGCTATCTGCACTGTGAGGTCCTCCTGAAGAATTGGAAATCTAGCACATGAGATAGCAACTCTTGCTAATTTAGAAAGTCCTATAGCATCGTGCTTTGGAATGTACCCAAGGTCAATCGTGTACTCTACAGGTAGAAGGTGGTGGGGGCAGATTCCATTCGCCTTAACTGCACTTTGAGTTACCATGCCCTCATACTCTGAGGGGAAGGTTGAGTTCTTCCAGGTCTCAAGGTCTTCCTCTAGATCGAGAAAAAAGTGATCCATGAGGTACTGGGTAAATCTGCGGGGCGTCTCAACAAAGTTCTCATCTTCAAGATCGACTCCTAGAGTTTCTAGAAGGCGCCCAACGGCTTTAGCGACGAAAGGAAATCTGTCCTCTCTTCTAGCATTGTCACCATGTAGTTTTCCATGGCAAGAAGCACAAAGAAGACTGACGTCTTCAAGAAGTGGGACTGTTCTGTTGTAGTTTAGGTGGTGCATCCCAAGCCTTTTGCCATATTTAGCTAGTGCGTCTTCATTGGAGACACAACACTCCTCACACTTGTTCTCTGCTCTTTCCTGCAAGTCATAAAGAAGTATAGCGTGAGGAGACTTTAGCCGATCCCTTTTAGGGGCTGCATCCCACCTTGCCCGTGCTGCTTTCACACGAACATCATGGTTCTTATCTTGTATTGGTTCACTGCCCATTAGCGTCCCCTCTCATTTCCCCAAATTAGAGTATGCTGCTGTGGAAAGATGCGACAGTCAGCGAACTCCTGCCTCAGCAACACTGCCTCTGTCCAGTCAGCGAAGTTGTCGAGAACAACGTCCCGAGTCAGCACCACAGTCGAGTCATCTACGACTGGGTTTGGATTGCCGACAGTGGGGAGAGAGGGATCGTCGTTGCCGATACTCACAAAGAACTCAAGGTAAGGCCATGTCTGGTGAACCCGTGCTGCGAACTCAAGGTCTGCATACGTGAACACAGGCACCTTAAGGTACGGCGGGTGCACTACAGAACTTACTGGGTTGTCTTTGTGCAGTTCAGTTAGGATCTTGTCGAAGTTGTCGAAGTCCCAGTCCATCTTTGAGGAAGGCGGCTTCGGTGAGAAGCAGAGGTCGTCTACCTTGCCAAACCACTGACGATAGACACTACCCTGAGTCTCAAGCATGACCTTCTTCTTCTGGGAGTGCAACAGATCAATGAGACCGTCGAGGTCCCGCAGTGCAGGGTTACCTCCCGACAGCACAATCCACACAGGAGTGGCACTAGCGTCACCGTCACGATCAAGGCGGCGTAGCGCACCTACGATCTCCCAGTCAGTCATCTTTGGCAACTTCGCCACGAGGTCAGGCAGGACAGCGTGAGGTGTGTCACACCAGTCACAGCGGAAGTCACACCCACCGAACCTGACGAAGTGGCAGGGCATGCCGACGTTGCGACCTTCCCCTTGAATCGTCGGCCCAAAGATCTCAGCAACGCGGTGCTTCTTGTCGTGAGTCATCTTCGCACGTACCTTGCTGAGGAGGTTGGCGACTCCCACACGTCGAGCATGACGGCGTACAGGTCGTCCTCGTTCTCATACCCAATGTCCAATCCGTGGAACCTAAGCAACTCATCGAACAGGCAGTCAGCCCAGAAGATTGCGATTGCCTCTGCAGTGGGAATGAACGGTACCTGGATGAAGCCAAGTTTGTATAGGTCACCTTGACCATCTGCAAACCCGAACACGTCCTCTGCTATCGGGTCCTGGTCCCAAAGGATTGTCCGGTGGTCCCACTCGTTCAGTGCATTCTTCACTACACCAAAGTCCATTACAAATCCATCCCTAAGGACAGCGGACTTCAGCATAACGTCGAAGCGGTACGTGTGCCCATGCAGACGAGCACACTTCCCAGCACCACCTTCGTGGTTCGGGATCCGGTGACCCATTGCGATAGTGTGGGAGAGGGAGATCTCCATTACGCTGTCGCCTCGATCTCAATACCGCCACGCCGCTTCTGCAGCAACGTGACCGCCACCTGTGCCTCGTGAAAGATCACCCCAGGGTCGTGCATTGAGATGGCCTCAAAGATTGCTGTCTTGATCTGAACTGCAAGTGCCTCACAGAAGGCACCCTCATTGCGGAACTTGCTGAGGTAGATCTTGAGCGACTTTGATTCGATGCAGGCGGCGGGTTCTTCGATAGCAATCTCGACCTCGTACAGATCAGGTTGACCTGTCATAGGACACACTGCGGTGAACTCGTCTGAGTGCAGAATCAGACTACGCAGGCCTGGATTGTCAAATGTCTCCAGGCCCACGTAGGTGTCGCTCCCGGCGTGTCCGAGTGCGCTGAATTGACTCATGCTACTTGAACGCCTTCTTGCCGCCGGCCTTCGCAGGTCCTGACTTCTTCGGTCCGCCACCTGACTTCTTCGGCGAGGAGCCACCACTGCCGTTCAGCGACCAGATGCCCTCGACCTGGTTCTGCTCGCGCCCCTCGTACTTGCGCTTCGACAGCTGAACCTTGACGGGCAGGCCGACCATCTCAGGATTGGTGACGATGAGATCGCCGTTGTCGCCTTCCTCTGCGTCGATGTCCAGGTTCTCGACGTACAGGTCCAGATTCTCAAGGTACTGCTTGGTGATGCCGAGCGCCTTCGGTGATGTTGACATAACCATCCAGACCTTACGCCCCTCCACGTCACCAGCGTCTTCCTTCGTCTCCAGTGCTTCCTGGATGTCGATCTCGACGTTGATATAGGGGAACTTGTCCTCGACGTCCACGTTCCGCAGCGTCGTCTTCGTAATGACTCCACTGTACTCACCAGTGGGCAGGACCTCAAAGTCCTGAACGTCGCTGAAGTCAACTGTAATCCGTGGCACTTGTAACCTCCTCATTCATCTAGAACTTGTAACCTAGTTGATCGAGCAACAAGGTCATGGTCGGATTGTCGATCTCTTCAGGGGCCTCGATCCCCCAAGCAGTGCGTACCTTCAGGTCCAACTTCGGGTAGTTCCGTAGGAGAAGGGACCTGTATTCCTTTCCTTCATCCTGCATCTGTGCCATGTACCCCACGGTCTCAAGTAGGCCTGGGATCTCAAAAGCGCCCTTGCCATACAAGTTAGGCACTACGATCATACCACGCTGCGCGTGTGTGATCTCCTTACCGTGTGCAGTGCAGAAGAAGTGCAGCGGGAGGTCGCGGAACTCACGTACCAGACGCCGTAGTTGAATCAGTGCCTTGCCGTAATCTTGCTGCTCAACACTGTCCACACTCTTACGCCGATCTGCTTCTCCCTCCACAATCGTCTCGATTGCGTAGTTGTGGACCTCTGACGCTGAGTCGAGGCCACAACCTTTCCACCCCTCATCGTTCGTCAGCATCCTCTGGAACCCCTCATTGAAGTCGTCCCAGTCCCGAACACGTGCAGCGACGAATCGTGCGCCACTTGGTATCGGGTCAGTGACATTCTCCAACTTAGCGAACCCAGGCATGCCGTCGAGCGTCTTGGTGCCACCTTCAAAGTCGAACAGGAAGAACGGAGTAAGACGCTCGTCCTCTGCTGCTGTGCCGAGGAACCTTGTCTTGCCGGCGTTGTACCCGCCGTAGATCAGCGCCTTACACCGGTCCCCTGTATCGACTGACTTCTTAGGAGGCACTTGTCTCTAGCGCTTCTTTCTGTTCCGTCAGGCGCTCGATCTCTGCCTGGATGTCTTCCGGCGTCTTGTGCTTCACCGACGCGAACTCATGCGCGTGGTTCTGCGCGTACAGCATGCACCCCTTGTTGGAGTTGTTCATCCCTGCAGCGTGAACCCACGCAGCGATGAACGCAGGATCATCTGCCTCTGCACCAATCAGTTCCCTGTACTCCTCGGGGATCGGATTATCCTTCTTCGCCATCTGTCTCCTTCCCTACCCTCGCGACCACGTCGTCCGGGATTGTGTGCCGTGGTTGCTTCTTCCGATACATGGATGCCTTGATCCCTTCTGCATCGGAACCATCCTCCATCGCATTACATATCGGCACCATCGAGCAGTACCGACACGTTGTCTGCGAAGGACTTGGGTAACGCTCTTCCTCATCTGCAAGCGCACGTACCATGTCTGTGTGCTCACGAGCGAGGTGGCGCTCAAAACTCTTCACGTGCTGCAGGTTCCTACCTACGTTGTCTGACCTTGGGAAGAAGCGCGACCAGCGCGCCTCGCGTAGGAACTCAATGAACTCTGCATAGTCAGCCTCGTCCTGTCCTGTCTCTCTGACTGCGTCCAAGAACAGATCGTGTGTTGTCCTCTGTGCCTTGTCCACGGACAACTTTCCACTGACAAGGATCTTTGGGGGCTTAGGTGGGTCTTTGAGCAGGACATTATACATGGCGCCTCGTGGCAACTCACCAGTCATCCTCCACCAGATGTAGCAGTACCCGGTCAACTGATCGTCAACCTCAAGCACACGCCAGTTAGGTGCCGAGGCGTAGTTCTTGTGGTCAACGATCCAGATGCCATCGGTGCGCTGCACGACGAGGTCGATTCTGCCTGAGAGTAGTCCTCCTGTGGCACCACCGTTTGCATCCAGAATGTCGATGAAGTAGCGTTCCTCCACCGTAATGTTCTCGCGCCAAGCGTCGAACCCGACGCCGACGTCTACGACCTTGTCGAAGAAGGGGTGTGCGCGGTCGTGGCGGTCGTAGTACTTGAGCATCTGGAGACCTTTGAGTCGATGCTCCTCCCACTCCTCCTGGACGTCAGCGTACAGCGAACCAAGTTCCCGGGCCATCTTGTTGTCCTCGATCTCCCATGCCTTCTGGAACATATCGAGTGTGGCCTGCAGGTCGCGTTCACTGCGGTAGTAGGTGTCTAGCGCGTCGTGCATCACTGATCCGAAGATGAGCGGAAACGACACGCCTGTTGCTGACTCCAGCAACTCGATGTTCTCCAGGTACCACATCCGACGACACGTGCGGAACGAGGCACGCTCGGTTACTGTGGTGTGGAAGATATCTCCAGGAGTGGGACTTTCAACGGCTCCCCTTGGTGCCTTGGTCCCACCCCTGGATCCTTTGAATGTGCTCATGCCTTCACGTTAGTCGATGTCCGTCGAGTATTCAACCACCATTGCAAAATCCGGTAAGAGTCACGTTCATGGGTCGTACTCGGTTTGAAGTCAGCAGGGAGAGGGTGAGTCCCGAACCGTGGTTTCCACTGCGCAGGCGTTACCCAATCCGTGTTCGCCTTGAACGTAACCTTTGCTGCAGTGATAAGCGTACTCAACTTGCCACCAAGTTCTCCTCTGACGTTCTCTATCACAGGTGCCTCTATGACTACGTGTGACGGAAGGTAACGCTGAACGAGCGACTGGAAGGCAGCAACAAGGCTACTCGTCACATCATTGTTCTCAGGCCACCCGACCGTCCCACGGGCAACAAGTTCCTCTGTTACTGTGTCACGGACACACCATCCAGTAGTGATCCCAAGGTCAAGGGACATAACACGTGTCAAACGATCCTCCTCAGCATCAGACGACCACACGTAACGGTCGCTAACGTCATGCTAGGAATGGGCATGAACGAGCATAGGCGCTGCCAGGATCGCCGCCTTAGCGACGAGCGTGTGCAGTCGTGCGCGGTATGACGCAACGAGGCAGTGGCAGGCATCGAGCAAGCGTTGAGTAGGCGGCGCAGCGGGGACGAACCGCCCACACATTAGCGGGCACGCGAGACGCTGTGGTGTGTTGCGCCGCCTACTCAACGGTTGCCTTCTTCTTCACACTGATCCGCACCTCAGTGGTCGTGTCCTCTACTCCTACTTCCTCTCCAAGTGCGCGCTGTGCGAGTGCGCCTGCCAAAGGGGTCTTGATGAACTTCTTGCCGTGCATCTTCAGCAACTTCTCGTAAGCGTTCTGAGCATGAGGGATCGGCATGTTTGCGATCCTCATCTGTTCCCGTTGTGACTCAGAGAAGTAGTGCGTCGTGCTGTTCAGATCTTGCATTGCGCGCCTCCAAAGTTAACGTGCGTCGTCGTGTCACACGTTAGTTGAGGGTACGGGCAGTTGTCAAGTAGCTTCTGCCCGTACCCGTTTACTGCAGCGTCTAGTGGAAGTATCCCGCGCATGGCGGGAACGTGTTGGGCCACTGCCCGCTCATGTACGAGTACGAGTACCCGTGCTGAGCAGCGACGCCATCCGCTAGTGCGATCTGTGCTGCTGGCGAAAGGAGCGCAGCGTTGCTGACGCCGCCCCAACCTGCTGTCATCTGCAACCCACCGTAGTACCCGTTGCCTGTCTGTGAGTTCCAGGCACCCTCTCGATTGTGGATGCAGACCCATCCGTCGTAGTGACTGAACTGTGGTGCAGGGTGCATCACAGCGTAGGTCTGGTTGTACTCCTTCGTGAGCCACTTCTGCGCTGCACACGCCCAGTGCTTGCTCGCGTGCCGTCCGTGGTTGCAGACGTACCAAGCGTGTGCGAGGTTCTCCTTCTGAGATGCAGCAATACATCTCAGTGCGTGACACTTCGGATGTGTCACCAACCCTTGCCCCTGCGCCGATCCTGAGAACGCCGCCGACGCAGCGATCAATAGCGCCAGTGCCGTGAGATGACGAATCATCTACGCACCTCCTGGTTAGTTGATCGTGTGAACGTATCATAGTTTTTCTGGCCTAACATAGGTTGTTAGGAGGTACTGTAGTTTCTCCTTCTTAGGAGTCACAAGCTGAAGTTCAGCAAGGATCTTCAAACCCCTCCTATTGCCTATACACAGGTCATAGCAGACCTTGTGGTGCTCCTCTTCAAGATAGGGTCTGTTATTACCACAGTAGTAAGTAATCCCAAGTTCATCTAGAATTTCCTTGCATCTGTCAAGTAGTGGAACACAAGTATTAGTTATAACTAGACGACGGTTCCACCTACCTGCATGGTCCTGTGAGCAGACTACAGACCCTTCCCCGTCAATGATCCCAGCCAGGTATGCCTTTTTCTCTTGAATGTTCATAACTTGAATTGTACCCGTGGGAGGAGTGTAATCTAAAGAACAGACTTGGTGTGCAGTGACCACCACGCCTGACGCCAAGTGTTCCGGGCGTTGGCTTGGGCCTCACCCCTGTTCTCACCGGTCGCGAAGACCCTCAGCGAGTCACGAACGTCAGGCCGACGTCCGTAGGCCTCACACATGAAGATTTCCTCTCCCTCTTCCGTCCAGTACTGCTTAGCGTGCGTCACTGCTGTAGGTTCTGGCGCTTGCATTAGGAACTCCTATCTTCTGCGAATGGAAGTGCAACGGTACGGAGTGAGGGAGGGAGATCGTTCAGCGTCCCTGTCACGAGGAACGTGTGTACTGCGCAGTCAAGTACGTCTGGGGGCATCCTAGGTCCACACTCTGTCACCATCAGGAGCGCTAGCATTGCCCGGGTGTGGTGGTCGGGCACGACCAGCATGCTGCACTTGTCACACATTCTGGCTCTCCTCCCACTCAGTGATGTAGTTAGCACCAATTGAGCGGAGGATCTTCATGAGGTCTGAACCTGTCACTTTCGCCATGTCTGGCAACTTGCCGGCGAGGTTCATCTCAACGAAGTCATCGACAGTTCCACGACATCTGAGGACACGGCAGCGGACGTTATGGTTAAATCCAGCAAGTTTTCCTCGCGCTCCAGCATAACGATGAAGACTCTGGAACCATGCGTCTGAGTCCCACGTCTTATCAAGGTAGATGACATCCCGGACATTAGCGAGTGTATGACCATACTTGCCTACGCCAATTGAGAGAATGAGAACGTGAACATCACCGCGCTTGAAGTCCTCGATAATTGTATCTGCATTCTTGTTTCCTCCCTGCACGAGTTCAACACGCTGTCCCTTGAGGTCGCCCTTTGAGAACATCGTCTTGATCCTCTGGTACAGCGCATCACCACCAGGTCGATGGTGCGACCAGATGAGTAGGGGGTAGATGACGTCTCCTGTCTCAAGTGCAGAACAGATGAAGTCAGCCTTGGTCGACTCATCAGGCCAGTGCTGTCCTGTCGTCTCAAGGTTCTTGAGATTGGACGTGACCTGCTGGAGTCGGATGAGTTGTGAGATTACTGCAGTGACGTCCACTCGGGAGTCAGCATTCTCTGCCAACTCGTGCATCCAGATGTCCATGAGATCGTCATGGGCCTTTTTCTGTCGCTTCGTCAGAGGAAGTTCGATGTCTTGGAAGACGACCTTCGGCAGGTCCTCAAAGACTTCCTCTTGGTTGCGGACGAACATCAGTTCAGGGAACTGCTCATGCAACTCCATTCCGTGCCTCGACCCAACGATCTCACCCGAGGACCACGGTGTCGTCTCTACAACACAGAACTCGTTTGCGAACCTCCAGAACGATGAGAAGTAATCAGGTTCAGCGATCTGCAACTGCTGCCAGATGTCGCTGTTGTCATGCGTCGTTGGTGCACCTGACAGGAGGAAGGTCTGGGACGCCTTTGAGCCCAACGACTTGACGACCTGAGATCGCTTCGACTTGCGGTTCTTGTATAGGACACTCTCATCCAAGATCAGAACGTCCCACTCCTGGTCGAAGGTTGGGTCGAGGAGACCGGTCACACGAAGCGGTGCACCTTCTGCTGCACGCTTCCTCTCAAACAGTACCTCTGGATTTGTGACGCCCCATACTGCCTCGCCTGCCATACTGCGGTTCCCAGTACCTATGAGTTCGGCGTGGTTCCACTCTGACCACTTCTCGATCTCACGCTTCCAGTTGTGGACGAGTGCCTTCGGGCAGACGACGAGGAAGTGGGGCGACGCAATGTTCTTGCGTCGTGCGTACAGATCAGCAGCGACGATGCCTGTGGGCGTCTTGCCAAGGCCTGGCGACAGGACCATCATCTTGCCGTTGTACCCTCGCGTGACCATGGCGTGCACTGCCTGGACCTGGTACGGGTACAGGTTCTTGAACGTCGGGTGGGCGTGCCCCCACTCGTCCATGATCTGAGCAGCGTGCTCTACAGACACGTCCCATGAGTCGATGAGGTTGCGCACGTCTCGACTCAGTTTAGCCTTCGGATCATAGTCGATGATCTTGCGGGCCATTCGCTCAATGCGTGGCAGGCGCCAGCACTTGTGCTTGCCGTCCCACCTACCGCTCCATTCTTTTACCTCAGGTGATGGGTAAAAGGTTGGTGAGTAAAAAATCCAGCGGCCTTCAACCCATGCGTCATACTCTCTCTTCTTTTCTTTAGGTACCTTTCCTGAGTCCTTGAATTGCTTCCACGCTGAAGTACTCATAGAATCAACCTGTTTTCTCTCCTCTGCCAGGTACGGGCAAGATGACAATTCCCACAGACAAGATCACACTTATCCATTTCTTTGAGTATCCTCTCCCAGGTCCAACTATTCCAGGTGTTGGTTTTGTCAGCCCTGCCTCTACAAGGTACATGGTCAAATTGCATCTTGTAGTGAGAAAAGTAACCTCCGCAGTCCTCACAGGGGAATAGTTCTTTACTGTGACAAATGATCCTAAGTTTTTCTCTAGCTTTTGCCTGCACTTCTGCAGACTCACACGCCTTGCACATTGCTGTTCTACCTGTAGAGGAATATCTGTTAACATAAAACTCCTCTAGTGGTTTCTCAACAATACACCTAGTGCACTCTTTAGTTCTAACTGCCACTGTCACTAGACGTTCCTCCCGTGCTTCCTCTTCTTCTGCGTAGCGGTGATCGACCGCACACGCGCCCGTAGCAGGCGACGGTCCTCGATGGTGTACGTAGTAGTCGCCTTGCGCACAAGCGCCGCCTTAGCGACCTTCTGTGCAGGCGCTGCTGGGTCGCTGCCACACGTCTTGCACGTGACACGTCCCGGGAACTTCGCTCCACACGTGCGACAGATTGGAGTTGTCATTCGCGTGCCTCCCTTTCATCGTTTTTCGTCGTCAGCGATACGATACGTGAACGGGCGCCCAGTATCAACCGGTTACTGCGGTATCAACTGAGCGCCCGTTGGCGTTGCTACGCAGTTGCTAGTGCAAGAGCCGACTTGAACGCACGCCGCTTGGCGTTTGCGCGCTCACCAAACATGATCGACTCTGCAATTGCTGCGCGACCCTCGGACGTCGACTCGTTGCGGCCACGCCTGTAGTCCTCACACTCAACTACTGCGTTGTATGCGCCCCAGAGTGTTCCCTTTGCAGCAGGAACATCCATTCCGGTGCCCATACCCTCGAACAGATTCCGTGCACCGTCACGCCGACGATCCATGAGGTTGACGTTCTCGTTCCACCACTGGATCCTCTGGTCAACGATTGCCCGAGGTGCGTTCTTCTTCGGTGCACTCGGGTACGGGTACGCAGCGTCGAAGAGGATTTCTGCCTCTGCCGACTTGATCTTCTTGCCGGCGAGGAGGTCGAACTGCTGCTTGAGGACCTGAGCAGTTGTCTCTGCCTCGTCAACGATCTCCTGCAGCCAGTCGCCCATGCGCTGCTTCACGTACTCGTCATGGACAACCTTGAGGCGGTTCGTCGTAGACGCCTCTGCAGCGTTCAGTGTGTTCTGGCACACCACCCTGACGCCCGTGGTCATGATCTCGTTCGCTGCCAGACCCGTCTGGGTCAGTTTGCCGAGTAGGTAGAACTCGACCTCGTCACCCCGCACGTCCATCTTCGGCAGGGTCGTGCTGATGAAGAACGTCTCGCCGAACCCTAGCGCACCAATCGTCTCGATCGGACGCCCCACCCGCTCGTCCCAGATCGACACGAAGTCATCAGGGGTGACCAGGTGGTAGTCAGCACCGACGATGCCGAAGACACGGGTCTCAGGGTCGTCCGTGGTCGGGTTGCGGAGGATCGCCCGCTGCTTGAGTGTGATTCCTCCAGCATGCAGATCCTCCAAGCGGACCTCGTAAGGGCCCAGCTTCTTGTAGGCGGCGGTAGCAGAGATCGGCTTCCCGAACACCTGGCCTAGTTCATGCCAGGCAGGTGTCCGTTGGTCACCGAAGCGCTCACCAAATAGGTTATGCGACACCTGTAGTCCTCTCGTCCAGTGTGAGTGTAACCGTCACCTTCGGCGCCCAGGATCCGCGCATCAGTGGGTTACCTGAGAATGCACCTGACTGGGCAACGATCTTCCACCCAGAGTTTAGCAACGAGGTCAGGCCTTTCTCCATCTGCCTCCTTGCCTTGTAGTTCTCTACTTTGACCTGCACAGTGCTCACCTCCTTACCGTGGTTGTCACTACACACAGTAGTGAATTGTCTAGTACCCTGCAACTACTGATGCCTCAACCGAAAGTACCAGTCGAGAACAATGGCAAGAGTGTACCCGAGGCCCAGGAGCGCGAAGAATGCCCTGAGGAATGGATATGTGTTCTTGCGAAGGAACCCTGGGACAGCGAGCAAGTGGCACCATGTAACTGCCCAAGCCTCCTCGACAGGTCCGTGGAGCATGTGCTCTTCATCGTTGAGGAAGCGGCTTGAGTACACGTCCTGCCCAGTGAGCAGGTCACGGCGCACTCCAGGTTCCTTGCTGATCTTGACGTAGCGCATTAGTCGATCACCGCTACTTCAACATGGAACCCCTCGCCGCGAGCCAGCGACTGTGCAACGACCCACGCGATCTCAGAGGCAACCTCGATAGGCGGCCCCCACGTGTCACCAACCTCCTCGCGGTGCATGAACGTGAGGCGCCCTAGCGTCATGGATGAGGTGAACTCACCCTCTGGGTGCCACTCGTACCCAACAAGCCGAGCGTTGTGCTCGTCAGTCATGAACCACTGGTAGTACCGAGCCTTCGTGTCTGCAGGCATTGCGCGTACCTCCAATCGTCGTAGTACGTTCGTCAGTACGTACAATAGTGAACTACTAGTAAACCTGCAACCGGTATTTTAGCCCATAGAAAAGGCGCCCGCTAAGACGCCTTTCCTACAGCCAGCAGCGTGTGAAGGTCCGCTACTCCTTCGCGGCCTTTACTTTCGCTGCTTCCTTCTCTTCCTTCTCCTTGGCTGCCTTCGCCTCGGCGTCCGCCTTCTCCTTTGCTGCCTTCTTCTCCGCAGCGACC